ATACGAACCCAAGAAGTAATCACCAACTTCTGCTATGTTGGAAGTGTCAGGGACGGGCAGGGAAGGCAAGAGAAAACACCCCTGAGCATATGCCACCATAAAATAGCCCCCGACCTCTGTAACTCCAGAAATATCCGGCACATCCAATACTACCAAATTAGGGCAGTTGTAAGCGAAGAAGTAAAAGAAGTAATTGCCTATTCTGCCCTGTAAGATAGACTTTTGGGAAAAGGTAATCTCTGTTAAATTGGAATTATTTCTAAAAGACGGGGTGGTGTAATCGTCCCCGTCTTTATCCCAGTTAAGCCCTACCTGCATTACATAATCGCTCACGGGGATAACGGTCTTATCCCCCTTGACAGTCAATTTCTTCCATTTTGCACTATCGCCATAGCGGTAATAAACCGTGCCGGAGGCCGTTGCGAAACTGCCCCGGTGCAGGTAGATATGGCAATCGCCTTTAGGCTCAGCAAATTTCAGGGTCACTATCAGATCATAATCTTGCGCTGAATTGATTTGCGCCATTACCAACCTCCCCCCTAGCTTGTTGCTCCTATGGTTGCCGCAACCTGAATATCCACACTTTCATCATTCGCTGGTTCTTCCGTATGCGCCACTCTCGCTCTAGCCCAGAAGATCGTATTTGTTGCGCCGATTTTTGTTGAGAAATCCAGCGGGTCTCCCCAATCTTCAGCCGTCCCTGGCTGTCCATTATTATCAGGAGCAAGCTGCCACATGGTTACACCTGCCGAATCTACAATACTTACTCTTGCATGGCGTGAAGAATCTTCAACTGTTTCGTAGCCAGTATCACAGCGTACAGCAAGTTTTATCCAGCTTCCTTCCGCGTAACCTGATTCAGGTACTTTGATTGCGCCGGATTCAATCGGATCCAGTCCGGTGCCACTTGAAACAAGTGTACCGTCTGTGCCTCCTGCGGTTGGGTTGTTTTTGTAAATCTTGATTTTGCTTTCAGCCATTTATAATCACTCCTTTTCTTGGATTTTCAAAACCCTAATCTATGCCTATTGGAACTTTAAGTTTCAATATCTATTCCCAGCCACACCTGTATTCTCCTGTTCGGCTTTAACAGGTTTTTCAGCGGAGAATTCTCGTTGTCTAAATCAAACTTCTTGTCCTCGTTGTTCAATACAATTGTTATCTCATTCGAGGATATATTCCCCACCGGCAGGCTGCCTTGTGATGCTTCACGTTCTTCCAAAAGCCTGATGCTTATTAAATCGCCGGTTTCGTATACCTCGCGTATGGACGTGAAAAACTCGATAATTTTGGCTTGCCTGCCCTCGTGACTCCATTTTGTGATAGTGAGTACCTGCTTTGCCACGTCTAGCACGGGAACTGCCAGGGCTTTGCTCCAATTCACTTGTGTGTTGCCTGTGACGGTTTCGGTATACAAGATGGTGTCATTTTCGGCATATAACCTAATCGTAAAATCGACGGGATACTCCCCCCGTGCTGTATCGCCTACAACCCTCAGGGCGTGTATTGGTCGAGGCAGGTGCGTCACCGTCAATGACGGATATGGTGCTGAAAAAGCCCTGCCTGCGCCGGCAAGTTGTTTACCCCACCAGCCAAATTGATATTGCGATAACTTATCCGGAGGCGGTGCAAGGGCAAAAGTGCCATCCAACACCCAGGAACCGTCGAGAGATGCCCATTTGTGTGTTGCTGTGTCAACCGAATCTGCTGTCTGCTGCGGATAGCTTACGTTGGCCTGTTCGCTGGCCTCAATCTCAATCGACTGATCCATGAATGGGTCTGTGTAGTCTATCACAACCCTTGCAAGTACCTGTCGCCTGTCTGCTTTCATCTTGTCAAGAAAATCTTGCGTAACTGGGTACACCTATACCACCACCTCACGGGAATAACAGCGCTGCAACCTCAACGTTTTCTGTGGCGCTATAATCAATGTATATATGTCCCTTGCCGCCATCAGTCTGATTGTATACGTCTGTGTCAAAAGGACCGATGAACTTCTCTTCACCGGCACCTACCTCCACAACCCTGTCGGCCAGCTTCAATCCGGCTTTCACATATCCGGAGAGGATAGTGACGGTTATGTCCTCTTCGCTGTAGTTGAGGACGTGAAGGAACACACGTCCGTCATTCTCTACCTTGTGGCCTTCTTCAGCTGCTGGGGAATAGGCCGCTGTTAGGGCGGTGTCGGAAAGCTGCTGTCTTGCCAGGCTCACCCTTGCCATATTTATACCTCCTCCAACTCTATACTGATGCCTTCCCAGTACCACTTATCGCCTATCAAATACCGTGAGCGGGAGAATGGCCTGAACACAACCTCATATTCTTCGATTGAGCCGTCTTCCTGCTCGATTTTCAGGTTCAGATTGTTACGTAGACTGGATTGATACAATTCTTTTAGTTGCTTCAAAATGGCATTTGTTACAAAACTATAGTCAAGCCTAAAACGCTTTTTGACTGCGCTCACTTCTTTTACCAGCCTGCCGCTTGCCACTCTTCGCTCCATTACTTTTGCTTCAAAATCTTCTTCCGCAAACCGCCTGCCCATTGTTGGTAACAGCTGCTCATTCCCTGGAGTACCTAACCATATCCTGCTCATGTTGTCACCACCCCCATACGCTGGTTCTCGGCAATGATTCGGGGTATCATTTCTCTTGCAAGTGTTCTGCCGTCAATGTTAATTCTAATTTCGCCCTTACCAAGCGTCTTCAGGGCATCAACGAAGGCATCGTAAAACGAAGCATATGCAATTGCTTCGAGGCGGTCATAGTCTATGCTTTCCCCTGTCAGCGGCTTGACCTTCGCCCCCTGTGGAAGCTCAAGCAGCTCCGGACCCGCCTCGCCTACTAAAGCAAGCCCACTCCGCTGAATAATGCCGCCAGCAGCTAATTCTGGAGCAGATTTTATTAAGTCTATACTTTTTTTGTTGCTATATATTCTGCTTCCTTTTGGCAAATTTACCAGCTCTGGGCCTTGCTCCCCAACCCAAGTTAGTCCGCCTCTCCAAAAATTTGTCCCTTGTGCGTTGCGCCCAATCGCACTTGAGACAGCATTGCCAATATCAGAAAATACGCGCTTTACTTTCTCGACTATCGAAAAAACCTTCTCTTTTACGCTTGTATCGTTCCATTCCTTAATTTTCTCAATGCCTTCTGATATCTTGCTTTTCACTTCTTCTATACTATCAGACACAGACTTTTTCACATTACCCCATTTTTCAGCTGTGGATTTCTTTATTTCTTCCCATTTATCCACTACATCTTCTTTTATTTCTTTAGCTTTCTGAATTATATCATCTTTCATTACTTGCCACTTTGTTTTTATCTCTCCAGTCTCCCAGTCGACTTGATTTACATGTTCCCCTGCTTGCAATTTTGCCTGTTCTACCACTTGATTATGCATCTCTTCTGCTTTAGTGACTACTTCGTCTCTTTGCCTTTTAGCTTCTTGTATCAATATATCGGCTTGTTCTGCGGTTATAGTACCAGCTTCATCACGTTGTCTGATTATCTCTTTTATTACTTCGTTATATTGTTCTTCCGCCGCTTTTATTGTCTCTTCTTTCTGCCTCAAACTATTCTGCACTACTTCCGCCGCCTGCCTAGCTGATATTTCTCCTGCCTGTTGTTTCATTCGTTCCATTATTACCTTAGCTTCAAGTTCGTTTTCGGAAAGCACTTGTATACCTGTATTGACCATTTCCTGTTGAATAGCGTTTATTTCTTCTTGCTCTTCCTTTGTCAAAGCTCTTTTTTCTTCACTAGCAGTTTGCAAAATTTCTTTAATTCTTGCTTCACTTTCTTCTATAGTTTGTTTTCTATTTTCGTATCCTTGTTGCATATTTGCTAAAATCTGTTCTTGTTCTTCTTCAGATAGAGAAGCGCTGTTATTCACAAATGCTTGCATTTTTTGTAATGATTCTTGATAATGGCTGTCAAGGCCTGCTTGTACTTGTTCTGCCATTTGAGAGAAGTTATTTGTTATGCTATCTGCCATCTCTTGAGTAACTTCCTGACTACTCCAGGATAATTGGTTGAGCGCCAATGTTGCTTGCTCATTTAACTCCATAAAACTACCTACAGCTTGCTGAGTAGCTTCTGATACTGTATCCCCAAACAAATTTACAGTAGGAATGCTATCTTTTTGCATATGTTTGTATAACGCTATTCCACCTGCTGTCAGCGCTGCTATTGCTGCAATTGCTATGCCAATAGGCCCGGTAAGCGCAGTAAATGCTGTACCTAAAACCGGAAGCGCACCGGTAATCGTGCCTACTACTGTTATTATCTTCCCTATGACTGACAGCAGCGGGCCTAATGCCGCCGTAAAACCAATTGCTGTCAAAATAACCTGCTGCCATTTCGGATCGAGGCTTGAGAACCAGTCAAGCAAACCACTAATATGGCCGATCAATTTCTCGACCAAGGGGATGACACTGTCCCGCAGTATAGGAGTTAGCTTATCCCCTAGTTCAATCCCCGCATCAACCAGTTTGTTCCGGAGGATTTCCATCTGCGACGCCGTAGTCCCGTACCGCTGTTCTGCTTCCGTGGTCAAAGCGATATTTTCTTCCCATGCCTGGGTACCAATCATGATAGCCTCGTTAAACAGGTCCCCAGCACCAGCAGCACGAAGCAGCGCGTCACGGAGGCGGATTTCGGTGATGCCCATATCGTCCAGCACTTTAATTGCCGATATCCCGCGCTCTTCTGCCGTGCTAAGCCCCTGGATGAATGAAATGATGGCACCCGCAGCATCTTCTTTAAACGCCCGCTGGAATTCCTCTGCACTCATGCCGGCAACCCGGGCAAACTGCTCCAGCCTTTCCCCACCCGTTTCAACTGCCAACTGCATGTCCACCATGACCCGGCTAAAGGCGGAACCTCCGGCCTCGGCAGCAATACCTATAGAGGACAAGGCGCCGGCAAAACCAAGAATCTGCGCCTCTGTCATCCCTACCTGGGCACCGGCACCAGCCAGCCTTAGCCCCATCTCGACAATCTCGGCTTCGGTAGTGGCGAGATTGTTACCAAGCGCAACAATGGTGCTGCCCAACCGGTCGAATTCCGTCTGCGGCATCTGTGTTATATTTGCCAGTCTGGCAAGTGAAGTGGCCGCCTGGTCTGCACTTAAGTTTGTGGCTTCGCCCAAATCAATCATTGTCCGGGTAAAGCTCAAGATATTCGGTACCTCAATACCCAACTGTCCAGCGGCTTCGGCAACACCTGCTATTTCCTTAGCCGAAGCTGGGATTTCCTTAGCCATGTCCCGTATTCCTTGCCGGAGCTTTGCAAGGTCTTCTTCGCTCGCGTCCACTGTTTTCTTCACACCAGCGAACGCACTCTCAAAATCAATGCTCATCTTCCCAGCCGCAACACCAATACCAGCCAAGGGGGCCGTGATATACTTGGACAGGTTTTTCCCTGTGTCCGACATTTTCTTGCCAGCCGTTGTAAAAACAGAACCGACCTGATTAAACCGGTCGGCAACGTCTTTGGCCTTTCCATCTATTTCCTTCAGTGCGTTCTCAACGGCTACTTTTCCGTCGAGAGCGATTTTCCCAACCAGACTAAATATCTCCACCTAGTTCACCACCTTTGCCTTGCGCCGCTTGTCCATCTCTACTATCTTCGCCGCCCGGGCCAGTGCCTGGTTTTTCTTCTGCTGCCGTTCTATCGGGCTTGGCACGTCCTTCTCCAGCAAGCCTAATTCCTGCAGGTACTTGGCGTAGCTGTATTTATATCCCCACAGCTGGGCCATTTGCCATCCCAAGAAGGCAGCCAGGGTCATCTGTTCCTTGGCTTCGTCTTGCCTAGCTTTTACGATTGTTTCGCATATCTCCAAAAAACGGGTGAACGGAAGTTTGTACACAACTTCATCCGTCCACCCATACCTTTTTTGTATCTGGTCCACAACCCGGGCTATTTCTTGCCGCCCAGTTTTTTGGCTAAGTCTTTGGCTCTCGTAAAAAAAACCTTGATATCCTCTTGCTCGGCCAGTTGTTCTGCAATATCCATCACTGTCATAATCGGCATCTTGGACAGTTCTCCGGGAGTCTTACCAACCAAATCCGCCAGCCATGCTTTAGTTTCCTTTTCTGCATGAGCCACTCCAACGGTGACGATAGCTATGCCTACTTCTCTTTCGCTTGCATCCTGTATGCTGGCCAAAGCCTTCATCCCTTCGCCAGTGGCCTTGGCGATGATTTTGGCCACAGCGAAAAGGTCATCCACAATTAACGGTCTTACTTTTGTGTCCATTTATTAACTCCCTCCACCACTAGCTATTTTGGGAAACCGGATTTCCCACGGCTCTTCGTCCATCTTATCCGGGTCAAAATGCCCGGTGAAGGTAACTTCAAGGCCAGCCTCGTCTTTGTCGGCGGTATTAACGCTGAAGTTCCCGTCGGACAATGCATTCTTTACAATGCAGATTACCGGCTCTTGACTGCCGCTGATTTCTCCCACCAGGGCCACGTTTTTAAGGTAATCGCTGTCCTCAATGGTAAGCTTCCGAGTGATTATGTCGTGAGTGCCGTTTTCCTCCACCGTCGCCCCTGCCAGGGCCGCTTTCAAATTCTCCGTCGTCATCTCCAACAGGTTGGCCACAATCTGGGCCCTGACGCTGACCACCCGTCGCAGGCCCTTCACCGGGCCCCTGGCACCGTCAACTTCGATTTCCCGGACTTCCTGTTCAATGGTAAATGTATTGCCACCCCTCGTGGCCCCCAACAGCCGTTCGTCCGTCTCGTCGTAGTTAAGATAAACGGCCCCCGCATCAACAAACAGTCTCTTGACCGTCTCTGTAGTAATACCATGATATTTTGTCATTTTTCATCACTCCTCAAGAAGTTTCTCAATAAACTTTTTCCGCCAGGCTATGACGGATAACTGATGTGCTAGATGTACAATACCTGAAGTGTCCTCCGGTATCAGGCCCCGGGTGTCGAGACTGCACCGGATGGCCTCAAAGTCCGGATGGACCAGCCTCTGCCGGTCGAATAGTTCCACTATCCGCCGGCTGATAGTCTTTGCCGTCCCCGGATGCCCGCCCTCGTTATAGTCCCACACATCAATATAAAGGGTAAATACCCGCCGCCCCCAATGACCGCTGGCGCTGTCATCCAGCCGAAATACCACATAAGGGAAGGGAGTATCCGGCTCTGCCCAGGTTTGGAATACCGCTGGCATCCCGTCGATAGTAGCCAGCATCCCGGCAAGCTCCGGGTCATTCAACAGCTTTTCAAATATTGTGCTTGCTAACATCAAAACCACCGCCTGGACAGGATGTTTTTAATCTCCGGTAACTCCTCCTGAAATGTAGGCCGGAGGAAGGGCCTTGCCGCCATCTTTCGGGTCCCGAATTCCAGCATCGGGGCCTTCTTGAGTTCGCTACCGACCTCTCCCCTCAGCACCTGCAGTTCGCCGACAATGCGGTACTTAATACTGCTTCGCAATTGCCCCGTCATGACGGCCGGCGGTTCCCCGGGTGCTGATGCCGTGTAGGTTCTGTTGGTGCCCGGTACCCGGTACACTCGCCCCGTCCTTTTCCCGCTCAGTTTCTCCTTGGTTTTGTTTTGGACATGTATGCAGGCCTCTGTCATCCGCTGGCCTGCAATACTGTCCAGAGCATCTATGACCTTGTTCAAATTTCGCTTAAATTCAATCTTAATTCCCAACAAAAAGCACCTCCAATGGTGTAAAATAGTAAAAGGAGGTGGTTTTCTATGCCAAAAAAGAAGGACAAGCCTTCCCGTGATGTGCTGAAGATTAAAGACGAAAAAGTAACACAAGTAGAAATAACCCCCACGGATAAGGGCCCCAATGTCACCGGCACCATCGACAAGAAAAGAAAGGGCCTGTGGCTGGAAATTGAGGTTAATTAGCCTTCTTCGGTGCATATCAAGTCCAGCCGCCTGCCTAGCTCCTGAGGGTTGAGAATTGACACGATGTTGAATACCCTGTCCTTGAATTCCAGCCTGTGGTCTATCCGGTCAATGCCGGGATAAGGCCGCAGGCTTATTTTATGTGTCACTTCTACGTCCAGCTTCTGCCACTCCAGCCGTTCTTGGGCACTTACCGGGGAAATACTCGCCCATACCGTGTCTATGGTCTTCCAGTCATATTTCCAGCCCTCGCCGTCAAACATCCGTTCTCTTTTTTGAATGTTCACTCGATGCCTATATCTCGCCATCAGCTACACCCCCGGGAGCTTACGGTACGGCCACAAGTCTCTATATTCCTCGGCATCCCAAATTTGAGTATGACCCTCAAAGCTCTCATGATGTAATCCTTCTCCGCGGCGTTGGAACTGCCTGGCCACACGGTTCAGGACCCAGATCTCAACCTCTTCTGGAACAGGGTCATCTCCAAAATCGTGGTTTAGGTACTGCTCCGCAGCATTGGCCGCCCCGGCCAGCATCCGTTGGAGCACAACATCCTCGGCATCGTGGTCTATATGCAGGAACAGCTTAACCTCTTCAATTGTCAGGGTTATCTTGTCCTTGAGTGCCATTTCCTACCATCTCCTTCAGGGCCTTCTCTGCAGCCTCCTTGCCCTTTACCTTGCTTCCGTCCGGGAGTTCATACCAGCCGCCACCGGTATGCTTGATTTGCGGGGTAACCACCTTAGTCTGGTATGTCACCCTCACGGCAAGCCGCCGCTTTTCCAGTTCCCTTGCCATTTCCTCGCGGATTTCAAATTCAGAGCCGCGAGGAATGAGGCCCTTCGGGTGCCAAGAAAAAGTCCGAAGGGCCTTCATCCTCACGATCATCCATAACCCCCCTTACTACTGCTTATGCAGGAACAGTTTAACTTCATCAAGGGCCAGAGTTATCCTGTCCTTGACCGCCATTTCCTACCATCTCCTGCGGCGCCTCGTCGAACTCCACAGCTACGAAGGCTTCCGGTCTGAAGATGGTCAGGGCAATCCGCTCTTCGGCCAGGATTGCTACCATGTTTTTCACGAAGAAGTCATCGTGCTGCTCAGCAACCCGTATGGTGGTCTGCTCACGATCCCAGAGCATGGCACCCATACGGAAAGCGCCCAAGAGACATTCGCCCTCCTGGATTGCCGTGGTCTCAACTACAGGCACCCTCCACAGTCTGGATTGTCCGCCTTCGGTGACAGATACCCAGATATAGCGTCCGTCAGTACCTTTGGCTAGCTCGATGTCCTCCCAGTCCTTCGGATGCAACACGATACCCGTCACCGGGTACTCGGCTACCCTTGCCAGGGTGATTGCGCGACGGATAGCGTCGATTTTAGTGTCACCCACTACACCAGCAGACCAGCTGTAGGTCTGGATGCCGGTATGGGTCATGATACCCTGCAGGTTAGCACCGCCGGCACCGTACAGGATTTGTTGCTCCTCAGCTTGATTCAGCCCGTAGATTAACCGCTGGTCCACATAACCCCTCAACTGGGGCGCGTCGGCAAGAATTTGTCGGCTGGCCGGTATCCAGTGCGCCACGGTTTTGACCGACTCCGTCTTCAGAGTGAACGACAAACCAGACTGCGGCTTGGCTTGTGTCTCAGGAACAACGGTAGCAGAGTTCTGGAATCCTACTTCCTCAACATATTCAATCGCGTTGCTAGTGGTGGTAGAAGTGGCAAGCAGTTGCCGCAATGTCATCGGCCGGTCAGGAGATGCAATGATCTCCGGATACCGATACGGCACCACCAAGGCCCCAGCAGAAGCCGGGCCGGAAGTCAACTGCTTTACAAGCACCGGGTCGCAGTAGTTGACATTACGCTCAATCATTGCCTTGTACTGCTCCGACTCCACAAACTGCTGCCCGATAGACTTCACAGGCTCCCCACCGTAGAATGGCCGCTGGTCGGCCTTCTGCAGTTCGATTATTTCGTTGTTGAGCTCCACGATCCGCTTGTCCAGTGCATCAATGGACTTGGCCGTCTTGGCAGAGGTTTCCCCCTGCGTCTTAATCTCCTCGGCCTGCTTATCAATCATAGCCTTCAACTCATCAGCCGTCTTTTTAAATTCAGCTAGAAGTTCTTTCAAATCCATTTAGCTCACACTCCTCAATGATTTTCTAAAGTCCTTCAGTTCCTTTAGCACCGACTGGAATTCTTCCGGGTCAATGCCTTCTATTTTTGGCGGCTCCTGGCTCTTCGGAGTGGACTTCTCCGGCTCCTCGAAAGAATTCAGAAGTGCCTGAAGTGCTTTTATAGCATCCTCTATCCTCTGCCGGCTGGCAGTGGTGAGGAAATGCCCTGCTTTGATGTACTGCTCCAGCTGGGGAATGCGCTTTAGCAGTTCCTCCAGCTCCCTGCCTTTTACCCCGGTGATAACGGCCTCCTCGTTGGCCGGGAAGGTTACCGGGCTAAATTCGTACAGTTTGAGTTCCTTTAACCTTACTGTTCTATCCTTTGCACTATCGTCAACTTCCCGCTTCACCACGTCGTAGCCAATGGACAGCCTGTCCACCACGCCGTCTTTCATTAGCTGTAACCTGTCCTGATTTTCTCTGGTCTTGGATACCTTAGCCACCACATAGAGGCCCTTGCTGTCCTCTTCCATGTGCTTGGGCAGTCCCATCGGGTCGTAGTGCTGCCAAAGCACTTTAATCAAGTTTTTTGGCAAGCGTTCTTGTATCGTTTTTTTGAACGCACCCTTTTCAACTATATCCCCGACCAGATCTTCGTTTCCAAAGGTACTTGCGTACCCCTCAAACTCATATTTCTCCAAGTCCACCTTCGCCTCGAAGGGAAAAGATTTTCTTTCCAACTACCCTACCTCCTAACTTCAAAGGTTTGCAATCGTTTCTGATACCACGCCCAAAGCATTTTCCCTAATCTGTTCTTCTAGAAGCCTAATAACTGTATAGCCATGTTGCTGTAAATAAAGGTTTTTCCTTTCATCCCTTTCAACAACCTCGGGCAATGAATGCCAATAAGCCCCATCACACTCGATTACTAGATTTTTCGAAGGCAAATAGAAATCCACAACCCACGGACCTATTTGCTTCTGGGTTTCAAACTCCATCCCAAGAGCTACTAACACTTTTTCTACAGTCACCTCCAACGAAGACCTTCGCCCTCCCTGTAATGCTGTGACATATGCTCCGACGCAATTCCTTGAACAAAATCTTCCTTCACCAACTTCAATCTTTGCTGGTTTTGCAAAAAAACTTTCGCCACACCATTCACATGTTTGCTTAATGGACGAAAAAAGCGGGTGTTCTTGTCCTGTGATTGTCTTAAGGTGCTTATGGCGACACGCTATAGAACAAAATCGTGCCCTATCTTTTCTGTGAGGCTGAACCTCAAAACGACTACCGCACGTTTCGCAGACCTTTACCACCGGTTGCTTCTTATTCCAAGCAAGGCGACCTTTTAAGGATTGGGATAACTTGCGACGCGTTTCATCCGTTCGGGGCGGTTTTCTGCTGCCCTTGTGGTAATAGCTTGCTAGGCAAGCTCGACTGCAAAATTTCCCACGTCCATCCTGTAAGCGCATGTCTGTTGTCTCAATTCGGGAACCACATTTTAGACAACTCACAACAATATTAACGCTATTTCTGCTAGCTTCATGATAACAACGTTGTGAACAATATTTAGCTACATCAGCCCTATAATTGCGAACAAAAAACTCTGCCCCACAATACTCGCATTGCTTTAACACAGACACAAACTATCACCTCGTCACATTAAAAACCGTTGTGCAACGGCAGTTAATCGTTTGAGTAGCACTAGCCCCTTCACTACTATCGCCAGGAACCATTACTTTACTGCCATCCGGCAAAACAAATAATTCTTGCTTTCCTACTGCAACACCATCCATCTCTTGATGGTCATCCCGAACCCTATCGTCTCTTGAGGACAACCATACTTTTTGGAAATCTAATCCTGTCTGCAATGCACCAGCAAATGACCCATAGTTGGAGGCACTTACTACTTCAGTCCTGGCGATTGTCATTGCCCTTCTCACCGAAAAGTCCCGGTATTGTCGCTGGAGTCGCTCTGCTATCTCAACCGTGCTGTCGCCCTCCTCAAACCCAAGGGCTATTTGTTGTTTAATCATGTTCTTTGTAGTCTGGCTGATTAGTGTTACCTTTTCAGCCACTGTGGTTTCAATCCATTCCCGGACATTATCCATCCAGGGATCAAACTCAAACTTCCTGCTGGTTGGCCCTATGCTCTTTGACAGGGCCTCGCCGGTTTCCTGGCCAAAGTCCTCCATCACAGCCACATATACCCCGGTCATCAGGGTTTTCCACTCTGTCATTTGTGCATCTATCGCCCCATCCACATCCCGGCCCGGCGC